ACCCACTTTGGGTAAACCATATTCAAATAAAGGAGATTCAGAAAATTCTTTTGGGCTTTTAGGTCTTTTCCAATGCTTTATAACTATATCTTTCTTTTGTTTATACCAATCAGTGATTAAACTCCAGCAATCTTGAATATCCCATACCCATTCCCTACCAATTAAACTTTTTTCATACCCAGAAGGTTCAAAATAATACCAATCCGATGTTTCTGGAGTGACAATATGAAAAGGTAAATCTAAATATTCACAACTGGCAAGATCAGCTTGACTAGGTGTAGGAGGATGATTTGGATGGCTGTGAAATACAGCTACAATTTCGCCTTGATCTTCAGCATTTATCCAATCATCAGGATCTAAAATAAACTGTTCGCCTAATTCTTCAGCAAGGTTTTTACAGGGAAAATATTTTTCTTTCCCTTTATAGACAGCTACTAAACCACAGGCTTCATGCGGTGCATCCTTTTTTGCGTGTTGTAAAGCAATATCTTTCCAAGTCATCCTCTAAACGCTCCAATACCAGGAAATAGTTCTTTAGTTGCTATTCTTTTTGGTAATTTTACATTTACTAAATCTAAAGCAGATTGAGCTTCCCATGTAACCGCATTTCTATTTTCAGTGACTTTTCTATCCAAAAAATAAATTTCCTGTGGAAACTCTGCTGTTGGATCGGGTGTTCCATAAGGATTGGTCTGTGTAGTAGATGATGAAGTTGTTGTTTGCTGGATTGTATTTGGATTATTCATTGTAATTGTGTTGCCCATATTATTTCCATGACTTGTGCAGTAGTATCTCAAATCATTCGGAGCAGAAGGATAAGCTGGAGAGTAAGTTACAGTTGCATCTGTTCCAAGCGTTCCAGTATTAGTTGTTGTTTGCTGTCCACCAGCATCAGATTTTATTCTTAAAGGATGTCCAACATTAGAACTGTGAGATTGATTAAAAATATAAGTTGAACCACGTTTCATTGTAATAACTGGTTTTTGTACTCCATTTATTGCAAAAACATTTGCACCACCAGAATCTTGAACCACTGTGACAGTATATGTGACAGTTTCCCCGTCAGCAGGATCGGCTACAGTAGTTGTTGAAGTGCTGGTAACTGTTTCTGGAGCAAAATTAACAGCATCTAAAAAACGTGCCAAAGTTCTTATTCTTGTAAATTTCGCACCATTTAAATCATTACCGACAGTTGTTGTATTAATATCCTGCATTATTGCTGTTATTGTTCCAAAAATATTACTTATTGAAATTCTTGGTCTAGGTAAAGTTCCTGTTGAACCAAATTCAAAACCAGTACATTCAATAGGAAATCTTAAATAAGAGTTGCCAGCCCATACAACTTCTCCATCTGCGTTCATATTTGCACCATTATGAAAACGATATATGGTGTTTGAACCATGTAAAGCTGTATTTAGTTCAATCGTAAAAAGTTCAATAATTGAGCCAGGGTTGATTTCTTGTAGTGCAGAAGTTGGAATTGCCATTAGGGTTCAAATACCTGTTCAAAAGTAGCTGTTACTCTATTTCGGTTAATTTCAAATATTTCCTTAGAAAAACTTCTACATATCCATTTAAAAGTTGTAGTTGTATCAGGAGGCGACCAATCAAATGATGAACCATTCTTAGCTTCATTTTCTAAAAATGTTTCTATTTCAGTAGCATCTTCATCATCAACATTAAAAGTAAGATTCCAAACTTTAGGATCTTGATTTAATCCGAAAGTGGTTCTTTGCTGGTAGCCATCGCCAAACTGTGTAATACGTTGTTGTGGCTGACTACGTTTTGTAGCAGAGTATTGTGGGTTGTAATCAGGAAAAGTAGCCATTATCTGTTAAGTAAACCTCCAGGTCTTTGCTGCTTAACAATTTCTCCTTGAACAGCAGCAGCTATTAATGAGCCAAGTTCTTGTCCTCCAGCGTCATCACCTTGGACATCTGAACTTGATGCATCTACATTAACAACAACACTCGTACTACCGCCACCTCCAAGTTTATTGTTTGGAACAATCGTTCCAGAAGATCTTGGTACGAATAATTCTGGCCCTTTCTCTCCTACGATTGAAGGTTTGCCTACTGGTGGTCTACCTCCGTTTGCAAAACCTAAGAATTTAAACAAACCTCCAGTTACACTATCTCCTCCTATATTCCCAAAAAGAGCTTGATTTAATGCAATATCTAAAAACTTATCGGCAACATTATTTAATAAATCTCCAAGTGTAGATGTTCCTTTTATAAGACCCTTTATTCCTTGTTTAATATCATTTTGTATTGATTTTGCAATATTATCAAAAGCATCTTGTACTGCTTTAGCATTTTCAGCTTGTTCTTTCAGATCTTTATTTATTGTGACACCATCTCTAATTCTTTGTAATTGCCCTGCATTTATTGTATCCATAGTCAGACCCATCTCCTCAACCTTTGTTTTAATTGCATCTTCAATTAAAAATTCTTCTTCCTTGCCAGCGATGATAGCTCTATTTAGGTCATTTTCCTTTTCCAAGCCTGATAATCCAGCAGTGATTAACTTATTATTTTTTACTCGTAGTGCATCTTTATCTTTTTCTAAAATAATAGTTTCTGCTATTTCTAATCTTTGTGCTTTTAATGCATTTATTTGGTCACCAAGATCTTTTGCTCCCTTTCTTCCTGCACCACTTCTCTGAGCCTCAAGATCAGCTATCTGTTTATTTATATCTCTAAACGCTGCATTGTTTGGATTTTGAGATACAAGTGATCTGGCTCTGCCTCGTACATTAGCGTCTGCTCCTGCATCTAGAGCTTGGTTTAACAGTTTTGCTATTGCTGCCTGTACTTTTGTGAAGAATAGTGTGACTTCGTTACCTAATCTCTGGAATGTTTCGCCAAATTTTCTTAATTCCTCTGCCTGATCCGCACCTATTTTTTCGCCTAGCATTTCTAGGGCTGCATTAAAAGCAGCTTGTTTACCTAAGTTTTGTTCGATTAGCTGGAGTCGTTTTTCTTCTACTGTTCCTGCTATACCCATTGCCTGTGACATAGCGGAAATGTTTGGATTTAGGCGGTTCATGGCCTTTCCAAGTTCGCCTATGCCATTAATTGCGTTTTGGATTGATTGGACTGCTGCTGTGGCTGCGATACCTCCTGCAAAACCACCCATTTGTCCACCAAGCATCCCACCAAAACCACCGCCTAAAGCTCCTGCTGCTGCTGTAAGTGGGCCTTGACCGAATAAAAGAGGAAAGCCACCACTTATAGCTGCACTTCCTAAGTCAAATCTTCTACTAGATCCAGGTAATAGCTGCCCCTGATCGCTGAAGCGTAAAGGACTGCTTTTTCCCATAGGAAACTGAAATGTATTTTTACCCGTAGCTTGGGCTTGCTTACCCCTTTCAACTGTTTGTGCTTTTAGTATTTGTAATTCTTTTTCAGCTACAGCTATATTTCTTTTAGCATTTATAAACTTACCTTTTTCTGCCTGATTTATAGCTCTAGTTAACTTAGCTTTTACTTGACTAACCTTTACTCCTTTCATATCCATTTTTAGGATATTATCTTTTATAGCTAAAGCTCTTTTTTGAATTTGTGCTGCTTGAGTTTCTACTTTTAAATTCTTTTCAACTGAAGTTAATTTTTGCTTTTGTCCAGCAGACGCTTTTGCAGACTCTACTTTATTTATGGCATTTATCTTTATATTTACCTTATTTAAGGCACTCTGAAGTTCTTGAACTCTTTTAAGTCCTCTTACACCAACCTTTATTTCAGCCTGATAAGCCACAAGTTATAGCTAAACATTTACTCTAGTTTACATTAAATAAACTGATTAGCACTATCTTCTGCGTCTTATTTTTTCAAACTCTTTTTCCTGCTCTTCGTTTACTACTTGAAAGTATGCACTCCAGCCTATAAGTTCCTGCTCTGTCATTTCTCCTATTTCTTGGAGCGTTTTGCCTAACTCCTTGGCTACTCCAAATTTGAGCATCATCCAGTTATCTCTTTTTAACTGGCTGGCTAGGATTTTGGGTCTATTGTTTCTTCCTCCTCTGCATTTATTACTGCGAGCATAAGAGATTGAAGATCGCTGTCCTTGACTTCATTTTTAAGAACGTCTATTTCTCCTGCGTTGAATAGTTTTGTTCCGTTTTCATCTAATGCTTTGTTTATTAATAATTGTAAAGCAAAGCCATTTGAGTCATCACTTTTTACTTGTCTTTGTGCCCTTTCACGCTCTGCCATTGTTAAAGGGGTTACATACATTACGAAGAGCGATCCATCAGATAGGGTTACTTCTTTTTTGATTGGGTCGAGATTCGCAGCTTTTCTAAGCCTGTCGAGAGCGTTCATTGTCGCCATAAATTTCATATTGCTTTTATTAGTGTACTTCATTATGCAATAAAAAACCTCGGATTGACCGAGGTTCATAATAATTAATAACTGCTAGTAAAATATTATGCAGTCTTAGATAGGTCGAATGTAGGAGCAGCACTAGGTCTGAAGGCTATCTCTACAACCTGTCCATCATCTGGGTTGACGTTAAAACTTGCAGAAGTAAGGATAATATCTGCCAAAATTGATCTACTTGCGTTTTGATCTACGTTAGCACCACTCATCTGACGATCAATATACAATCTTACCTTTGCACCAGTTTGTTGACGTTGAATAACATCTTCAACCATTCTGCTGGATAGAAGTGTGTCATCATCTGTTGAGTAAACACTAGCAGAACCACTACCATCAGCAAAACCTGAAATGAAAGTTCTAAATGGTGCTGTTTGAGTAACAGCTTGACCAATACTTGTTACGTCAATTTCTGCTCTAGTTATTTCAAAATTCCACTCTCTTACAGATCCAACAACTTGTGGTTCTGTGAATGTGATGCTTGCAAAAGTTCCTGCTGAAAAGCTGGGTTGTGCTGAAGCTGTTAATGCTGCTCCCCCTGCGGTGGCAGAAAGAGTCATAACACCTGTTGAAGCATTATAAGTTTTTACAAAATGATCTCCTGCATTAATAGTGTTAGTTACTGTTGCTCCTGCTGGATATGCAAGTGTTACTGGGTCATTTACTCTGTAACCCAACTGTGTACCAACACTTATGTCTGCTCCTGATGAGGGAAAAGAACTAGCAAGAATTTGTGTTGAGCTTGTACCAGCAGGAGAATAGTATAACGCTCCCGAAGTACCCGATAGAACTGTAGCCATGATTAATAATTCTAAGGTTTGAACATACGGGTACTACCCGATATGTCTATAGGATAGCGTAAATCTATGAAAAAATTCAAGGAGTTAACTGAGCTTGAAAATCTGTTTCTATTCTTGACATAAAGAATGGATAAAGCCCTTTCCTGGATTCTTGACCACCCTCTACTGTTGTGAAGCTCGGTCCATCAATCTGGCCCATGCGTAAGTAGACTCCGCTTGTTGATTTTGCTGTGTTATCTAAAGTATTTAGGGTTGTAAACGCTGTTGTAGCAAGGGTTTGGTTTCTAGCTGGTCCTTTATTCTTTTCTGTGCATATTCTTGTTATTATTATTCCTCTAATATGATTATGAGAAGAGGTAAGTGCAGTTTCAGTTGTTAGCCCAAATTTTATGTTTACATGAATAAATTCATCCACGCTATCAGATAAAACATTGTAGAAATTATCAAAAAATACTGGAATTGCAGGACTTAACGCACCATAGTTAGTTTGAAATGGGGTTTCGATGGCTGTGCGTACAGATTGATAGTTCATTTTATTTTTTCAAAAACACTTTTGAAAGCAGTTTCTACTTCTGCTTGCATTTTACCTCCTTTTTGGGCATAATCTGTGAACCAATCTAATGGTGCTGTTTCTAAGTTAGCACCTTCATCAGTTATGGTTCGTAATCCTCTAAACTGATCTCTTATACCTTCTCTAACAGGTTTTAAAGGAGGCTCTGAAGTAAATTCTTCGGGTCTAAATCCTTCTAAGTCTGTTGCTTGTTCTGCATAATAAACATTATTCCCTATTAAAAATATAGATTCCCCAGCAGCTAAGACTTTCTCAACTGCACTAACTGGTGGTCCTCCAGAAAATAGCACTGGAGTTGGATTTCCTGTTTGTTGACTACCATCAGCTATTAAGCCATATTGCTCACTTTTTATTATGTAAGAATTAGAAAATAGTCCTGTCCATCTTGGTCCTATTACTTGAAGAGTCTTAACTACTTTTTCAGTAGCACGGGCAGGGGCAGTATAAGTTAGAGCCCTAGAAACAATTTTTAATCTATTTATTAATTTTGGAATTTCGTTTCTAGCCATTACTGTGGTCGTGCCAATACTGTGTGGAGGATGGGTTGGTCGCCTCTGGATGTTTTTACGTCTACTATTCTCGCCACTTTAGTTGCTCCTGCTTCTGTGTATTGTATGCGATCTCTACTGGTTGGAAAATAGTTTCCTAGTTCTGCGTTACCAAATATTACCTGTACATCTGTTGTCTGGGATGTTGATTGAAACTCTGTTGCTGTGACGCTGGTTATCAGTGCTTTCATGGATACGTTTGTGTCAGATCCACCTACTTCACCTGTTGTTGCGTTGTAAGTTTGGGAGGCAGCAGCCTTTATGTAAGTTATGTCTATGCCAAACTGATTTAGTAGCTGTGCTGGTAAAGTTTTGAATGTATCGTCTACGAATGACATATTATCCTCTTACTGCTCGTATTTGGAAAGTTCCTGCACCACCTAGCATATACGCTCCAAGATAACTCTGTAGCCAAGGGTAAACATCTAAAATATTGTTTACTGATCCTGTTCCCTGACTAGATGTTTCGTATTTAATGGCTAAATCGCCTAATTTTGCTTCGGCTATATTTCCATTTGTTCCTATATTTCCTGTCATTGCATCTGTATCGTTTGCTAACGCTCTGGCTAGTTCATATTGTGCGTATTTTATGCTTACTGGAATCTTGCTACAAGCTAGTTCTACTCCATCTACCTGATAATTATTTCTGGGAAATTTTAGTGCCTGTCCATCATCGCATCTGTCGCCATAGTAAACAAAGCTGTCGATCCATCTTGTAGCTGCTATTAGTGATCTATTCTTTTGGTCAACAGTCTTATTATCCCAAGTTGTTGAATCTGGAACTGTTTCAAAATAAGCATTAGCCTCTGTCAATGTGACATAGCTATTAGCATTTTCTCCTTTAACAGTTGCATTTATGGTAGCTGCCACGATTTTTAAGTAATTTTA